GAGAAGCCCGCGCCTGTTAAGGCTGAGAAGCCCGCGCCTGTTAAGGCTGAGAAGCCCGCGCCTGTTAAGGCTGAGAAGCCCGCGCCTGTTAAGGCTGAGAAGCCTGCGCCTGTTAAGGCCGCACCTAAAACGGATACGGCTGCGGCGATCAAAACCTTGGAAGCTAAGCGCGACGCAGAACTGGCGAAGTCAGAAGACCCGTGGGCCGACGAGACGCCTAACCAGACCCTGATTGCCGCCCTGGAAAACCAAATCGCCAAACTTCAGCGTGGTGCGGCGGTCGAGCCTGAAACTACGGTTCAAGAGGGCAATGATGTTGAAGCAACCGTTGACGCTGCGCTAACTGCGGACGAACGTCAGCTTGTTGCTAATGATCCGCAGCTTGGCAATGGTGATTACGCTACCGGGCGTGAAAAGTTAATTGAATACGTCGCTGACTCGTTCATGGGCAAGTCTATCGCCCACCTTAAAAAAGCAATCCGTGACCTGATCACTAAACTGAAGCACGGCGCGTTGTCTGTTATGGTTGCGTTCAACTTCAACCCGAACATACCGGTCAGCACCGTCAACATCCAAGGGGCCGAGTTTTCCGCGTCGGCGTACGCTCGAACTGTAGACGTTGGGGATGCGCCGGTCCCCAACAGCGTCTTGGGTGTCGCCAACCATGCGCTTAACCGAGGCAACGGCCTGCCGTTCACCGTCATCGACAAGCCAAATGCCAAGCTGTACGCGTTCCTTAAGGATGGCCGTATGGTAGGAAGCAGCTCCGTGCTGATTGGCGCGACTAAGCGCGATGCACTGACGCCCAGTTGGGGAACCCAGACGCTCGATGAAATGAAAGAGACTGATAAAGTGACGCCAGCAGGCGTGTTCACCGGCCGTTTTAGCCTAAGTAGTGAGTACGGCTCTACTATCAGCCTAGAAGAAACGGAGTCTCCTTCGACCTTCGTGGCCATCCACCGTACATATCTCGGCACTCCTAGCGAAAACCGTCTAGCGCGTTACGCAACACCAACGCCTGAAGACAACCGGGTGTCGTATGGGTGTATTAACGTCCCAAGCAGCTTCTACGACAACGTATTAACGCTTAATTTCAAGGGGAAATCGCAGATATATGTGATGCCCGACAACTCTGACGCCAGAGCGTTTTTCAATATACAAGACACCCGTACGGTCAGTACCGGCGGCAAGACCGAGACTGCCACAGAACCTGCACGCGGCGACGTAGTTGGTAAGGAAGAAACGGTCGATGAAGACGCCCCCTTAAGCCGCAAAATCGCCCGCAAGGAGACGGACAAAAAGCCGCGTTACACTTCTGCGTTAGAACTAGGTACAGATCTTGTTAAAGAGTTCGGGGTTGGCGCAATCAAGGCCGCAGTTGATGCAGGTCGCCTAAAAGTCTACGATTCGGAGACGGACCCGCGCATGTCTGAGCGTGACCGTGCGGCTATTGAGTGGGCGAAAAAGAACGGCGGGGGGGACCCAAGCGGGTTCTACCAACCGAAGGGGGACTACGTCGTCCTCATTGCTAATAACACGGCGCGTACCGACGGCGTTAAGGCCGCTGTTCATGAAGCGGGCGTGCACGCAGGCTGGAAGGCTATCCTCGGGGATGCGGCGTACGCCAGGGTAATGAAGCAGCTCGACGACGCCGTGAAGTCCACAGAAGTCTCCAAGTTCAACACCGCTGCAAAAGAAGCAGACGCCGCCGCGCAGGAGCGCGCCGCCCTGCCGGAGCATATCCCGGAAGAGCGCCTTGCATACCTGTCTGAGCGATACTCCGATTTACCGCTGGTTAAACGCGTGCTAGCTCAGCTCCGTAACTGGGCACGAGCCCACGGCCTCAACATCGACTTCACGGCAGACGATCTGGCAGTAATGGCGCGTGACATCGCCGATAAGTGGATGACGCAAGGTGGTCGCAAAACCGATGGCGCTCCGATGCTGAGAACGGAAGGGGCGGCGCCTGATGTAGACACGACGGCCCCGATTGGTAGCCAGCGTTTGCAACGCATGGGGCGCAGTTTACCTAGCGACGATCGGCGTACGCTTTCAGACCAGATTCGTGACATCAACGCGGTGCACGCGGACCCGAAAGCGGCGGCCAGCAAGCTATACGACAAACTGATGACCAAGTTGGACAAGGCGTATGCGTTCGAGGAAGGCATCCGTGGGGCGTTGAAGCGTGCGTTTGGAGACGGCGCAAAGTACGCGGAAGAGGTTACTAAGCTAGGCATCATCGCGCAAATCGGACATATCCCTGCTGTGGCTGACGTGGCTATGGAGCGCGGTGGCTATAGATACAACCCCGACGCATTCGTGTTCGAAGCAACGGACAGCGATGCAAACTTCAAGCGGCTGTACGACATGGTGCTGCGTATGGCCAAAACGCACAATATCTCAAACGATGAGGCGAGCGCGTACGCAAGCGCCGCGCTAGAAGCGCGTAGACAGTCTGGAATCAACAAGGTTCGTGCGGAGAAACTAGCTCTAGCAGGCTCGCTTGAGGCCACCGGCAAACGGGCGAACATCAAAAAGGCCAAAGAGATTCGTGATAAGTGGGAAGAGATGCGGTCGCACATGACTGAGGCCGACATCGCCGAAGGCTTGAAGCTATTTGGAGACTACCCTGAAATCGCGGAGATCGAGGCTCTCAAGAATGACATCCGCGCATGGGTCGTTGATGCGTTGGTGCGTTCTGGTTTCTGGACACGCGATCAAGCTACGTCGATGCTCGATAACGCTGACTGGGTTCCGTTCAACCGGGAGTTCAACGAGGACGAAACGTTCTCGATGGAGCAGTACCACACCTATGTGCAGGGGCTACAGACCGACTTTAAGCAGAAGCGGTACATTGGCTCTGAGCGCGGCGTCAAAAACGTGATCGACAACTTCGAGCGCTGGACGCACACGGCGCTAACTCGCGGTATGCGGAATCAAGCGACTGCGGCGCTGCTGAAAGACGCAGTTAAATATGGTCTGGCTGAAACTAGCGGCAAGCCCGGCAGGTTCGATGCGAACACGACGGCGCACTACTACGAAAACGGCAAAGTAAACTACGTGCGGTTTGATGACCCCCTGCAAGCCGCGCTGTTTACTTCCGGTTTTGCTACGCCACCGGTATCTAAGTTGCTCCAGCATTTCAACACGCTGTTCCGTAACTCGATCGTTGCTACGCCTACGTTCTCGGCAGCGCAGCTTATTAAAGACCCGTGGGACGCCATTAAGCGGTCTGGTCTCCCCCCGGAGTACGCCCTGCGCATCGAGAAGTATGCGTTGGAGGAAATGGCGGCGATGCTGCGTGGGGAGACCACAGCGACACGCGAGCTGCTGACTAAACGGGGGCTGGTGGGTGCAGCTACTGACCTCGCGGCAGTGCGCCGGGAAGAGCTGAAAAACGCGATCGGCTATAAAGCCGGTCAGTCTGAAGCGCACAGTAAGCTCGGAAAGATACATGAGCGCGCGGTTAACGCGGGCTTGCGTGGGTCGATGTATTCGGATAATGCGGTTCGCCAAGCGGTGTACCGCGCTGCGATCGACGCGGGTGAGACTGATGCGTCCGCTACCAAACTGGCGGCTGACGTTATTAACTTCCGGCGGCAGTTGGGCGACAGTGACGCGCTGAAAATGATGGCCGCGTACGTGCCGTTCGCGGGCGCAGCTATGGCGGCGACGCGTGCTTCCCTGATGGCTATAGCTGGTAAAGGTGGTGCGCGCAGCGACATGGAAGGTCGGCTCCGTTACGCGAAACTTGTGGCGACGACTACGGCGATCTCAACCCTGTTTGCTATGTTGGCTGGTGACGACGACGAGTACAAAGCGATGTCCATCGAGCAGCGGGCCCGTCAGATCACGATACCTGGGTTTGGCGGGTTTGGTATCCCCCGCCGGGTTAGTATCGAGTCGCTCCCGGAGATCATGGCCGAGATCACGCTCAACCAGATGTCAGACAACGCCAAAGACTCGCGTACCGTCCGTCGCGCAGTGGCGGGTATTTTGCACGAGTCGCTCGTTCCAGTACCGGCACCGATGCCTGCTCCGATTAAGACCGCCGTCGAGGAGATGACGGACTACAACTTCTTCACCGGAGCGCCTGTCGTTGGAGCGCGGTTGAAACAGCAGGAAGCCTTCTTGCAGTACGGTGAGGGCACGAGTGAGTTTGCAAAGATGATGGGGTCTCTCGCCGACGCGGCTGGGTTACCCAACGCAATATCTCCGAAGCGAGTAGACCATGTTATTCACGGGATGCTGGGTGTAACTGGCTCGATGGCGCTGCTCTTATCAAACATCGCGCTGGGTTCGCGGGAGTCAATGTCGGTCAAAGACATGGCAGCGTCTATCCCGGGCTTGACGATGCCGGGGGCTAAGGAGTTCAACAACGCTACGCGTAACGAGCTGTATGACTGGATGGACAAGATCAACGAAGTGGTTGAGACAGCTAACCGGTTGAAGCGCGAAGGGCGAGTCGAGGACTACCAAGCGTACATGCAAGAGCACCAGAAGGAGCTCCAGTACAAGACTTCGGTGAACCAGATCGAACTCCAGTTGTCGAAAATCCGTCAGAGGATGGGCGTCGTGCGGGCTAGTAACACGATGTCCGGCGATGAGAAGAAATCCGAGATCGACCGGTTGAAGACAATCGAACTGCGGTACATCAACAACCTTAACGTTGCGGAGAAGCGTAAGACTGTATTTGAGTAAAAAGAACCCGGCGCGGGGCCGGGTTAAAAGGTACAGAAGGAGAATGAGACAATGGAGGGGTGTCTCGCCATGTAATGTCTCATTCTGAAGCCTGCGTGTCAACCTTGTCCTTCAATCTCCACGTGCGAATACCCAGCGCGCCTTGGTTGATCGCTTCTTTGCAGGTTACCGTAAGCCCTTCGCGTTTCGCCGCAGCGTGTATTGAGACCGCCATCGCCGCAGGCTTGAGCGTTGGTATGAAGAAGCTGTCCCCCACCTGCAAGCGCAGGAGGGCTTCTTCGTAGTCCCATTTAATCATTGTTGAGCGTCGCCATAGACTCGCGCAGATCCCCTGCGATCGAGAATTCGAATACATCGACGGCTGGCGCAACCATACCCGTTCCGCTAGCCATACGCTTCTTGACCGTACCCTTGTACGTGAAGTCTGCGGAGCGAGACCGCAACGAGCCGTCCAAGTCGATCTGGCGCTTGACGCAGTATTCCTTGAAGTCCTTCTTGGGGATAAACATCGTCGAGGAATCGGCCTCGAACCGGGCGGAGATGCGCCCAACCGCAGGCTTGATGACGTTGGTCATGGTTATCGGGTTCACCTTGTTCACGTCCACGACCAGAACGCTCCCGAAGTTGTCCGACAGGTACTCGCCTAGGGCATCGGAGGACGACACCACATGCTCCTTGACCACACGCCGTTGTTGCTTGATATGATCGACCGCCCAGTCGAACACGGCGTCCATGTTGTAGTCGTTCAGCCCGATTTTTTGTGCGATGTGACCGCCGACTAGATTGCACGCCGTGGCGTGGAACCAGAACCTCTCTTTGATCTGGCCCCCAGCGGCTTCGATGAGCTTATCCACCGTGCGGTTAATCCACAGGGGTATCTTGCTGTAGCTGTTGATGAGCGCCTGTGCATAGAGCGGGCCCGCCACGCCATAGTTGGTGTTAAGCGAGTTGAGCATGGCTTGCGCGTCATCGACGGCGATCATGGCGATTTTGAACTCCATCACGCGCATCTGCTCGCCTTCGGACGTGGCCTTGTTGGAAGCCAGTTTGTCTACGATTGACGCGTTACCCGTCGATACCGCGATGGTGCTCCATCGTGTGTTGTTGACCCGCTCCATGTTGGCATCGGCACGCATACGGTTGCGGCCCCGGCCATGCGAGATCGCGTAGGCTAAGTCCGACAAGTCTTCCGGCCTAGAGTTAGTCATCTCATCGAGCGTGATCGGAAGCGAGTTCATAATGCCCATACGATGCTGCTTCGCCGCTACGGTGTCTTTCTGCAAGAGCACGAGCTCGTCGGGGTGACCCCAGACGCTGTTAATCAACCGCAGGATCGACGTCTTACCTGTGCCGGAGTCGGTGTTCACCAGACTGACTAACGCCCCCGCTGAGCCCGTGAAGTTCATAAGCGGGGCACCGAACGCAGACATCAGTGCAAACACCTGAGCTTCGCTTCCGCTCGTCTTGGTGTACATGTTAAACACCCGACGCCACTCAGACAGATCGCCCACGGGCTGTAGCAACGGGGCCAGTAGCTCGGTGACGCTGGACGATGGGGAGTGCCGCACGTCTTTTCCGCTAATCTCTGCACTACCGAGAATGAACTTAGTGTGCCGGTCGGCCCATCCGAACTGCGTGCGGGCTTCTTCAGCCTTAAGCTGGTTGCGCAGCATTTTCACGTACGCTGTCGTATATGCCATAAGATTCTCCATGCCTTTTTTGGAGGCGACCACTCCTTTTTCGCTCATGATGTCGCGGAACTTGTCGAACGATTGAATGTGCTTCAGCGGGACTGCAAACTCGGAGACCGCATCGTGCGGCGGGTGCAGCCTTAACACGGCGCATACACCATGCTCCGGGTCTGTCACGCGCTTCACCACGTAGAAGTCGTCTTCACAGACGGGGACTTCCTCAAACTCGCCGTTGGCCATCCGGTCTCTCCGGTACACCCCACCGGCCTGACCCCTGAAATACCCGAAGGGTACGTCGTAGGCTACTCGCGCTATGCCGTCGCCGGAAGTGCCGTCTGATTCGTCTGGTGTGATCTCCGCCGCTGGGGCTTCGATGACTACACGGCCTAGCTGGATCGGCGACGTGACCGTGTGCTTACAACCCTCGCAGAGTTTCGTACTGTTCCCACTCTCTATGCGGTACCACGCGCACGTGCGCGGGCCCATCGACTCCCGTGCTTCGTCCGCCTTCTCCTCCGTGTCGGTGTAGTCGTAGTTCGGGTGCCCTTTTGACACCTTGTGGATAGCCGTGTCTGCGTCTGAACACCGGCTCGCTATAGTCAGCACGGCCAACCATGCGTCGTACGACTGATCCTTGGCGTTCTCAAGCGCGTCTTTTATCTGCGCACAGCCTTCACCCTTTAAGCTCAGCCGAGCGATCTTCCCGAAGTTGGATTGGTAGTTACCAAGCAGTGCCTGTGTAGTCGCATCCGCGCGCCAGTTACGTTTGTCGGTTGTGGCGACCATGTAAGGCTTGACGGCGGCTTGCATCTGCTCGAGCGTGATGTGCACCCCAGACTGCAACAACACCACAGCCAGCGGGTTCTCCTTGTCCTTGAAGTTACGCGTGCCCGGCACACGGAGTATGCGAGCCGCATCAGATGGCACAGCCGGGTCGATGACGAGCCCTAGCTGAAGCGCAGCCCGCTTGAACGCGCGTGCTACCGGACGCCACTCATCCCGAGTGACATCGTTGTCCATCAGCCAGTATACGTGTATCCCGCGCCCCGAGTCGATAATGTACGGACGCGGCAGGCCCAGCGTTTTACTGAACTCTTTAAGCGCGAGGACCGCGTCGCTCTTGGTCTCGTAGCCCTTGCCTTGCTCCGCCTTTTCGACACCGCAGTCGATGTCTAGGTAGAAGCTGCGCACGCGCAGGGCGTTGTCTTGGATGCGGCGCTTGTGCGCAAATGAGTGGCACGCGAAATAGGTATCGTGCCCAGACTCATCGAATTCTTTTGCCGCCTCTAAAAGGCTGGCTATTCCAGTTACGAACCGAGGTTTGACAACCTCGTCCTTGATACCGACCGCACATAAATAACCTTCGGTCGGTAGGGCTGTCTCCAAAAATGAATGCGTATTCACCTGACGCTCACCGAAAAATTGAAAGGGGGATCGGGCTCGAACGCTGGGTGGTGCGCCCAGTTTTCAGCCGTCGCTTAGTCCGGCCCGAAGCGTCGAATTTACTACTCGAAGAGCGATAATTGCAAGGGGATTTTTTTGTCGAACTCAATCAATCGCTTAGCGTACCACTCGGCTTTCATGATTGACTCGGTCTGTCCTTTATGGCGCTCGCGCCATACATACTTAATGGTGTTGCCCTTCAGATACCCACGAAACTCTTCCGGTGTAAGTGCGGCCTCGATGGCATCAATGGTCTCGATGTCACCCTTCGTATAGTGGCTTGGGCTGTTTACTGTATCCATGTCGTTCTCCTGAGCGGGGGACCGAAGTCCCCCAGTTGGTTAGTCGTCAGCTTCAGCCCACTCATCGAGCAGGTCGTTGATGGCTTTCTTCTCAGCGACTACGGGCGCCGCTTTCTTGGTGGTGACCTTGACCGGCTCCTCGGCTTCATCCTCTTCGGCCACTACAGGGGCCGCTTTCGGTTTAACCGTGAGCTTGGGCTTCGGTGCAGGCGCTTGCTCGAACTTCTCGCCGTCGTCCTTGGACTTCACGGTGAACGTATGCGATACCGCCTCGGTAGCGTCGCTCGTCTCTGCTTGCTTACGGCAGGATTCCCACTCAGCCTCGGTCAGCCCGCGCACGGCCTTGAATGTCAGCTTCGGAACCGGGGACTTAGAGTCAAAGCGCATCTCGGTGACAACCGCCGTAACCGGCACATTGTGCGAAGCCAGGAAGCGGACGTACGCTTCGAGCGGGAGCTTACCGTCTTCGCCCTTACCGAAGATCGACGTAGCCGCAAGAGACAACTGGTACACATCGCCATCCACATCACCGTCCAGAACAACGGCAAGCTTGCGAGCGTAGCGGCACGCCTTGGCGTCACCCTGACCCGAGCCCTTAATGTTTTGAGGGCAGCTATCGCACTTGGAGGATTGCTGTGCCGGGGACTTCGCATCGGGCTTGACGCCGTCAGCCGACCAACACACCGGGGACACGCTCTCACCCTCGCGGTACTGGCCTTCGTAGTACGTGCGCGACACGCCGGGGGACGCCTTCACAATAACGACGTTCATCGCGCGGTCTTCGTTGACGGCGACTTCCTCGCCGTTGGCTATCATGCGGAACAGGTTGCCCTTAAACGAGACGCGCTTAACGCCGCCACCGCCGGTTCCCATCAGGGACTTAGTAGTCTCATCGAACTCAGCTTCTTTCAGGAAGGACGGCAAACCACCTTTGAACAATGTCATTTCACTCATTTCGATCTCCTTAGATAACAACTTCAAGGTTAGCTACATACTGGGCTAACGATTCTTTACGGAACATAACGCGCTGACCAAGCTTAACAAACGGAAGCTTTCCTTTCTTACGCAACATACCTACAGATGCGATAGAGAGGCGTAAGTACTCGGCAGCTTCTTTGACTGTCATTAGATCCACTAATCTTTACTCCTTCGAACAGTGATCGCGTACTTGCGATCTACATTAACAGGCGCGATCACATCAGGATGTGAGTCGGCCCACTCTTTGTAGTTGCCCTGATGGATACGTTTCTCCAGCAGTTCAACTGCATCGTGCTCACGCACGAATCCGTAAAACGAGTCCCAATCAGAAGCCCACACGCGTTCCTTGACGGTGCGAGTCGCTGTGCCAGCGGTAGTACGCAGGCTTTCGACGTCGTTCTCTTTGCATACCTCAAGAATCTCAGCCTCGATCAAATCGAGCTTGGCAAGCATCTTGGCGTCCTCCGCCTCGTACGCTGTCTTAATCTCAGCGCGCTTGTCCCGGATCTTGATGTACACCTCTACTAATTTAGCTACATCCATGTCATTCTCCTTTGATAACATCTTCATATAACTGCATGAGTCTGCTTTGCTCTAGCTCTTTATTGTCTAACGCGGCATACACTTTCCTTTCTGCGGGGGAACCGCACAGTCTCACTACTAAAGTCTTATTCGTCTGCCCTGCTCTATGAATACGGGCGTTACCTTGCAGGTATGTTTCAACGGACGATGTAGGGCCGAACCAGATGATCGTACTGGCTGCCGTAAGTGTGACTCCGTGCGATGCCGACTGTGGCTGGATGACCAGCACTTTAGGGTCGTCCGTCTCTTGGAACCGACGGAATATGTCAGTCCGCTTTCCGAGAGATACGTCGCCGTATATGCACTCAGTTGGGTATCCATGCTTCTCCAAGTATTCCTTAACAATATGTATGGCGTGCTTAAACGGGACAAACACTACGGTCTTATGACTACTTTCCTGCACTACACTTAACATCTCTTCTAAACGCGCATCGGCATCGAACTTAATAACATCACCAGTATCAGAATAGGCTGCACCACACGATATTTGTAACAGCTTGTTGAGAGCTGCTGCCGCGTGTACGGCGGTGATCTGCTCACCCGCTGCGCTAATTGTAAGCTGTTTCTTCAACAGCGCATAGTATTTCTCTTGCTGCTTTGACATCGGTACGTCACGAGTATGATACAACATCTCAGGTAAGTCAAGACATTCTTCTTTCGTGAACCGAATCGCTGGCTGTAGCGCAGCGTTTACTGTCTCTGTAGCGCGTGGCGCTGGCACCCACTTGAACATGCCGATCTTCACCATCACCTTATCGCGCCACGATCCGAAGTAACTAGGCACGCGCGACGGCGTGCACATCTTAGCTAGGCCGAACGCGTCAAGGGGAGACTGCGCTGATGGGGTGCCGGTCATTAGCCACATCCACGTGTCCGGGCCGGAGATAGCGTTCATTGCTTTCCATCTGCGCGTGGTTGAGGACTTGATGAACGTGCACTCATCCATGACGATCAGATCGAACTTGTCTTTCAAGTAGTGCTTTATCACGTCAACGCCGTCGTAGTTGATGACCACGATCTCCGCCTTACTGTCTATGGCCGCGATGCGCTGCGTCTTGGTGCCGTGCGCAACCGCTACGTCCCGGTGCATGATCGTTTGAAACGCGTCGGCTACCCATGCTGACCGCATGATAGACACGGGGCATACAACCAGAGCGCGCTTGATAGTGCGTGTCTTGAGAAGATAGTCGATCGCCCATAGGGCGCTAGATGTTTTGCCGCTTCCTTGCTCGTTCAGTATGTAACACCGTTTGTGCAGCGTCATGAACTCTGCCGTTACCCGCTGGTGATCGAACGGCTTCCGTATTCCAGGCCAATCGTATGTGAACGCGATCGGGGATCGCACACCCTTGAGCTTAAGATTTCGCAGGACCTGCGCTTCTTCCAGCCCGAAATGGACCAGCACCTCGCTTACGCCCGGGGCGATCTCGCCCAAGTTCTTGCTCTTGGGTATGACCGACGTAATACGGTCGGGGTTCTTTACGCGGAATTTGACCGCGCGGTTATCTATAATCTCCATCTGCGCTCCAATAGCCGTACGCCTCAAACACGTGTTTGAGGTGTGCCCGTCTTTCCGGGCTGTCCTCTAGCTCATACGCGAAAGGGAGCGTACGCTAGATGGTGCCGTTATGAAAAGAGGCTATAAGCCCCCGCCATGTCACCCCACTGGGGCACCGTTAGGGTTTCTTTCGCTCACGCGCAGACAACTCGGACTTCATACTGTGGTTCTTCTTGCGAGCGAATGAACGGTTCTCGCCTTGCGGAACTACAGCCAGATTCTTTTTACCGTTGGTGCCGCCCTTAGACAGCGTTTTCTTGTGGTGTACGTCCATGCCGTCGTTAGGCCCAACATCGCCGTTCTTCTCTAACATGTAACGGGCGCGTTTACGCGCGTTGCGTTTGGCCTTGACTGCCGGGCTGCCCTCGTAGTCTTGCGCGTTCTTAGTCCACTTACGATCGTTCGGATTCTTGTACGGCATAATCACCTCACCCAATGTTCGCACGCTTCGTGCGGGCACCACCGGCATAACGGAGTAGGGTTCGGATGCCACTTGTCCAGCTCATACGCCTTATCAAGAAGCGCGCTTCCCGCGTCCCATTTAGCCCACATCTTAGCAATGTTTTGGCGCTTGTACACGCTCTTAATTAGTACGTCGTGCGCGACGAAAGCCAACGCGCCTTTAACCGTTTCGACTTCCGGGAAGTACGCGAACGTCATCAACGCCATGAGCTCGAGTTGGTCTTTGTCAGGGTACTTTGCACCGCCTGTTTTGTAGTCCAGCACGTGGGCGTTCGGCCCATCAACTACCAGCACGTCGGCGATGCCGCGAACCCATACGTCCTTATCCCGAAACGCTACGGGCTGCTTGTCAGCGTTCAACGCCATCTTGAGCTCGCAGTGAATCGCCCCAGGGAACCGGAGCACCGAGTCGGCCAGCGACTTGAACTTGTCGAACCCGGCGGGTAGCGGCTTGCTATCCCGGACGTACTCTTCAAGAGCTTTGTGTACCTGCTCGCCGTAGATGATCGCCTCTGTCTTGGGGCTCTTGTAGAGTTTCGCTACACGCACGGCATGGTACCGACGCGAGCATCCTTTGAAGTCTTTAATAGCGGAGAACGACCAACTGTGCTTTGTCACTTAGCTTGCCCATAAGAATCAGCGATATCGCCTTCAGCCCATAGACGTATCTCGGGCCACCACGCAGGCGACGAACGCATGGTTGTCAACATAAACTGCAAACACTCTTCGGCTTGATTTTCATCCACGATGACGACGAGTTCGTCATGTACTGTGTGCACGACTTTATACTGTTTGCGAATCTTTAGCAACTGCTCGGCCATGATACCCCGCGACAAATGCTGAATGAGATTTTCGTCGCATTTCGGGCCGTTAATCCGCACGTGGTTGCGACCTTCCCCGTACCAGAACTCCGCTGCGTCCTCTTTGTACGTTAGCTTCGGGTACCGGATCATGCCAGTCGGCGTCTTGATTCCACCTTGTGCGGTAACGCAAAAACCCCACGGGTCGATCGGCACGCCATAGTCGTTGTTGTATATGTGGGCCAACGCTGAGCCGCACCGCTTCCATCCGTCCTTAATCGCCTTGTACTCGCTGCGCCACTGCCGTACGACCCTAGCTGCCTCATCCGCAGATATGTCTACGCCGCCCATCGTCTTTGCGATTGTTACGAACGTGTTGGCCCCAGCGCCGTACCCAAGTCCAAGATGCGCGATTTTACCGATCTGTCGTTGTGCCTTCGTGACTTCCGCCACTGGCACGTTGTACAGCTTGCTTGCAAAGTCTTTGTACAGGTCGGCTTTCTCCGGATCTTCTATGAAGAGTTCAGTGGAGGATTCTGCACGCCACAAGAAATGGTTGACCCGAAGCTCGATACCAGACAAGTCCACGACGACAACTTTCTTACCTTTAGGGGCACGGAGCGATAGCCGCAGCGCGTTAGTCGGTTTGTGTATGATGTTGCCATCTTTGTCGCGCGGGATGCGCGGCATGTTTTGCTGGTTGAGTCCGCCTGAGCCGCCCCACCTGCCGGTCGTCGCTGCGTAGTAGTTCAGGAAGATCGGCATCTTATTGTTCAGAGCCGTACCTGCTGCCAAGAACTGGGTAATGCGCGATTCCAAGAGCGTGCTTTTGACGCCAAGTCGCGCGCGTGCAGTCGCAGCCACAATCGGGTCGGCGTGCTCTTGCAGTCGCAGGAACGCTTCGTCTGTTTTGGCGAGCGCGTAAACAGTCTTTTCCGGGTTAGTCGGGGAGGGCTTAACCGGTGGTTCCACACCCAGATCTCGAAGAAGCGCGGCAAACTTCGGCGCACTTGCCAGTACTTTCTTAACCGCTGCGGCAACACTCTCATCATCCATACCCGGCACGTACGCGCCTGTCATCGTTGCGATGTCCAGTAGCATTAGCTCCTTGGTTTTCTGCTCTTCGAGCAGCGTAGTCTCCAGTAGGTCTACATCTAGGTCGAACTCCGGCTCGACGAGCATACGAACCGTTGCGTCGATAAGCTGTATCTCCTGCTTGGTAGTGAGCGGCGCCAGCTTTTTGAATATCCCGGCGCATAGCTCGACGTCCAGTTTGTTGTACTCCTCCATAGCCGTGAGTTCCCAGGGCGTGAAGTCCTTCAGGTGCTTGCCCTTCGTGTTGGTTGCCTCAAGGTCACCCTTCACTCCAACCTCAAGCTCGGCAGCTACTTTCTTGAGCGAGCCCCCAACGGTGGTCTGGAAGAATGGCCGCGCCATTGCCAGCGTGCACCCCCAGAGCTTCGGCTTAACGCCGAAACGCCACGCGAAAATCATAGCGTCGAACCCGCTCATGTTGTGCCCAACAAGCATGACATCTGACCAATCAATACGGCTCAGAAGGTTGGCGATTTTGTCCTCGCCGAACACGCAGTGCGTCTCACCGTCGTCGAACTTGGCAGCCAGACTAATGATCTCCGTGTCGGGGTGCATCACATAATCAATAGCGTTCATCTTGGTCAAGCTGTGCGTGGTAGACCAATAGGACTCAAAGTCCGCGTAACAAATCCTCATGCGAATCTCCTGTACAACTCACCCATGATCCGCGTCGTCTCTGCGCGGCTTGCGATCAACCCTTCGATAAACCCTTGCAGCATGTCAAGGTCGTTGGCGTCTATAACTAGCGCAGCGCCCTGCGCCTCCTTAATCTCGGACAGGTTCTTGACCTGAAGCGGCGTCGGCGGGTTCGCGCGCTTGTCAGCTTTCACCTCTATAGCGAGGAACGAGCCTTTAACGCACGCTATGATGTCGGGTACCCCGCTCTTACCAAAGGACCCCATCGCGGGCATAAAGTAATACACGTCCGGCGCATAGGACTTAAGTAACTGTTTTATCTTGTCTTTTACTTTACCCTCTGGGGTGGTTGCCATGTTCGAACTCCTTGATTCGTGAAATTACGTAGATGCGGTTTGCTACGCTCACCAGTTCTTCCGCCGTCCGCGCCGCGTCGGACCACTCTTCCCGGCTCAGTTGCTCAAATAGCATCCGGCTCAACGGCTGTAGGTTTACTTGCTGGAGCGACCACTCGCTCGTCTCCAAAGAATTTTGCATAGGCTTCATCGGTAAAATATGACAGGAAAGGTTTGAAATCCCCACGACGGACGTCTATTTCCATCTTGGCTCTGATGTCCTTGTAGTACGCGTCCATTTGCATCCGGCGCTGGTATGTTCGCGCCGTCCGGGGGTTCTGGCGGCGCCCGTGTACTTCAAGGCGCTCCCGGTTTAGGGCGAGCCGCATCGCGTTGGTGTCGATCAGGTGGTTAATCCGGCGTAGTAGCGCGTTGGTCGCGTCGGTTAAGCGCACCGCGCGGCGCTCCTTCGTGCGCCGGTAATACCGTTTCTGGATAGCCCGCATCGCTACGCGCTTACGGCACTTCGGGCAGTCGAACGAAAACCCACTACGCGGCGTGTGATATTTGAACTTGGACACCGCGCCACAGGTACTGCACACGATGGCGGTCTGCCTCGTGCCGATGAACGGGCCCGGCACTTCTTCCCACTCATCGGCTTCACTTATGATCTCGTCGTCCATACAGCCTCAAATCTCCAATCGCTCAATCAGGTCTTGTACGTTATGAGCGCACAACGCTACACGTCGCTGCGCGTCTGTAAGCGCGGCAACCACGGGGGACGCTGCGCCACTGCTCAACCCGGCGTCGGCAGTTCTTTGCGGTTGGTCCGCCATAACGGGTTGCAACCGGCGTTGCAGTAGCTCGACCACGCTTTCAAGAAATTCTAAGTTGCTAGCGAGCTCATCCCACTGGCGTTCGTACGCCGATCGGTATCGCTCTTCAGCTTGCTCGGCTTGACCTACCCCCAAGCTGTCCAAGATCGTTCGTGCAACCGCGCGGCTGTAGTCTGGTTGGCTTCGTTCGCTCATTTCAGAAACTCCTTGATGTCGTCGTAGATGTCTTTACGAGCAGGGTTGTCCGACTCGAACTTCGTCCACCCGGCGTATCGCATCTCTGTCTCGGCACGGCGCAGCAGCTCGTAGGCTTTGTCAGCGTCTTTAGCGGTTGCATCCATCAGCTCTTTGTAGCTTTCTGCGGTCTGCTTCATGCAAAGAAACTCGTACATGGACACAGTTTTTCCTGTGCTGTCCTTGCTTCGTTGCGGTTGCACTAAATACCCAACTGGCTTTTCTGCTGGCAAGCCAAACCCCCGCTGAAGGTGCAACGCATGAACTTCTCCTCCGCCAATCTCATAGGCCAAGGTAATCGCTTCTTCTCTTGTTGGTTTGATGAATGTAACTATCTCTTGAATTTGTATCTGTCTTGTTGTCATGCGTTCTTCCCCTTTAGTTTGGCTTCGATGGCGTGGGCAAATGCTTGATAGCTTTGCGGGGCGATCAACACACTGCCCCAAATGTCTGCGGAAACAATGCCAATTTCTGCATCCGTCAGCCCAACCCACGGCTTGCTTGCTGGTGGTGCGGTGTAGAGTTGTTGTAAGTTTCTTATGTCACCCAAAAAATCTGGCTTGTGTAAATGCGCCGTTTTGTTCCAGCAGTCGTATTCGTCTAGCCATTCATACATCCACGCCACAGGCTCTTGTTCCGGCTGCGCCAGTGCTTGGCGTAGTGCTTCTGCGGCTTGATATACCTTCGGATGGTGTTCGCCTTTTTGCATCAAAGCCTCCAACGCCATCTCTGCTGCTTTGCGTAGTTCGTTCATTCTTGTTTCCTCGCTGCGGTTTCAATGGTGCAATTGTTCTCATAATCAAGAACGTCTTGCAATCGGTAACGTATTAGCCCGCCAATCTTCAAGTATCGAACGCCTTGTTTAAGTGAGCGATCACGCTCTAGCGTTGCGCCACTTATGCCCCAGCGAAGAGCAATATCTTCTTGCGTCAAAAATTGCTGTTTAGCCATATCAATAGCGGCGTTTTGCATCTCAAACAAACGCTGCTTCAACGAAGCAATTTCTGTTCTTGCTGCTTGCAAAAGTGTTGGTTCTGGCGGCAGCAGACTGCCATCGGCGTCGAACCTGTGTGGCATACATACAGGGCACTGCTGCCAGTGTTCGCATTTGCATTGCTTCATTTCAAAAACTCCTTGATGCCGTGGGCGGCTTCGATGGCTCGGGCAAACGGCTTGAGACGCATAAAAACGTCGCCTTTTGATTGCGACCATGCTTTCGCTATCTCCTCATCCGTCAGCGGCTCACGCGCTTGGGGGTGGTCATATAGTGGCTGACCATACGTGCCTTCATTTTCTTCCCATCGCCCATAATTGTTGACGCTGAAATACCCCACAGGCTCCTGCTGTGCTGGCTGCTCAAGTGCTGCCATGCGCTCTTCGACTTCGCGCACTGCGTCCTCAAAGAAGTATTGGCTGCTCCACTCGTAGCGGTCAGGCCCCAGCACCGCATCGCACAACTTGTCGATGATCTCGTCTCGGTGGTCGCGCTCTTGAATGAGTTGGTCAATCTGGCGGTCTTGCTCCTGCTCAGGCTGCTCAAGTGTTTGGTTTATTTCATCCACCCACACTTTTGTTATCGACTTGCCTTTTGGTCTGATGCTGTCAGACAACTTTTGTTGTGCGAGTGCTTCGCGGATGGCGGTGGTGGCTTTGTTCCACGCCTCTTCTGCCATTAATGTCATGTTGCCGGGATGTATTTCCTTCAACACCTCCAACGCTTGTTGCATTGCTGCTCTAGTTTTATCGTTCATGCTGTTCCACCTTGGTCATAGGTTTCTGGATAGTCTGTGGACGGGTCTATGCCATCACGCTCGTCCCACAGTAACTTCTCATACCGTTCATCGGCTAACGCTTCTCGCAGGGCGTCCATTGCGGCGTCAATTTCTGCTGGTAGGCAGATCGCGTTTTCACCAATGCTTAACTTGTTAATTTCCTCTAACGCCTCCAGCGCCAGCTTCATTGCTTCTTTGCTCATGTGTTCTTCTCCTCGTTGAATTTTCTGAGCAGACACTCGTAGTGTGCTGGCCCCCATGTGTGGCATCCGGGGCCGTGTGTGCCGATGCGCTCTGAACGGTTCTGTTCCCATGTCAGGGCTTTGTTCAGGCGCTCGATCTCGATGGCCGCGTCTTGGCACAAACCAGTAAGCAACGCATTGGCGCGTTGCGGTGTGCCGAAGTTGCCGGGGTAGTGTTCCTCTGGGTTGTTGAGGATTTCAGCCGGTGTGGTCATGTGTTTCCTTTCGTAATGCCGTGGGCGGCTTCAACACCATCAATGATGTCAGCGGGTGATTTAGATTCGCGCACAATTTGCAAACGCTTTTCTGGCGTCAGCGGCTCACGCGCTCGGGGGTGGGTGTAAAGTGGTGTTACAGAGGGGTCATCAAATGGGTCACCGTATTCAATCTGTTCGCACTCACCGTCACTGTTAACATACATCCACGCCACAGGCTCCTGCTGTGCTGGCTGCTCTGCAATGGCTTCTCGCAGGGCGGTGATGGCTGCGGCAATCTTCTGCACATCAGCGTCCATCGCGGCATGGCGTTGCGGTTTGTAGCCCGCCATCGCGGCATGAAACTGATGTGCCTCGGCTTGCGCGGAGTCGTATCCTATCTCCAGCGCCTCCAGCGCCATCTCTGCTGCTTTGCGTAGTTCGTTCATTCTTCAACTCCGATCATTGCTAAAAAATCTTCACGATAAAGTTCTTCAAGTTTCTTGGCGAATTCTTTATCACCAAACTGGTGAGTCCATACAGGATGCCCGAGCCGCTTTTCAACATCGGCGTGGAAGTCGCCGAACTGACATGCCAGTTTACCAGTGAACCCCGTAATGACTATTGCTTGTTCTTTAGAGAGTTTCTTCATTCTTCAACTCCGAAATGTTCTTTTACGGTTGCCACAGCATCAAGGATCCCGCGATCCCAAGCATTATGATTAGCACCACCCAATTCCCAGCCCTCTATTTCAACAACAAATTTCTGTTCGTCGGTGTTTAACATGACATTGACACATTCCCGAATAATCAACTCGGCGAACTTTTCGTGAAATTGTTCGTGCCAACCGATGTGCCCATCCTCCCAAATCTTTCCAGGAGTCTTGCTTCTCACAGGTGGAGTATAAACTTCATTCACATATTCTCCAGCCTGTTTAGCAAGTTCTTTAATTCGTTCTTTAATTCGTTCGTTCATTCTTCCACTCCGAAATGTTGTTTGATTGCCTTATGAATTAAATAACTTCTATCTGCGTTTTTCATATTATGTTGTCTGGCAATGGCAGCACACTCCCGAACAATCAACTCGATCAGCCCATCTACTTCTTCACGATACATAAAGTAATGGTCATCCTCAATCGTTTCACCATAAGAGTCGAAATAGTCTCGGCAATAGTGTTGCTTTAGATATGCTTCAATTCGTTCGTTCATTTTACCGTCTTCAAATACTCGTTGACTGCTTTTTGGATAACAACTTCGATTTCATCAAACATTTTTTGAATATTATCGGGTAACGCTTTATAATACCCCATTTCCCAAAGAATACGGTCGTCTTTCCAGTAGTTATAAACATTCAATATTCCTTTATTTGGAATATGGTAGAACCGTCCAAAACCTGGAATTTCTTCGTCACCTTCCCACTCCCTTGCCTGAGGACATTCAAGGTATGCTTCGTAGCAAATTTCATGTAGTTTTTTAGCGTTCATTTCGATCTCCAATCAATCACTCCGTTATTTTTTCCCCCGCATCCACGGCGGCGGTAGGTCAGACCCATGTTCATCCTCGCCACCCGTGTGACGGCTATCCCATTTGTCGCTGGCCCATGCCAGCACGAACAGCAAGCCAGCACCGCATACGACAAAGACCACGAACGCGCCGATGGCCCACAGGCCAAGATCAAACCAGTTCATAAGAAAATCCCCCCTAAGATAAAGCCGATGGCAAAAATGCACGCCACCCACAGGTACGGCTCAGACCAGTGAGCCTCCGGTTCAAACCGGATGAAGTGCCCGTAGGCTTCGCGGCTGGTGCGGGAAAATCTAAGTGTCTGGTTGCTGTTGTTCATAGTCTAGTTTCCCCTTGCATATTAACACTTGAATGTCGCAGGGCTTCACTTGCTCCTGCGGGGTGTAGAAAGTCTGATCTCTCAGACCGGGCCTAGCGGTGAGCAATCCTTGCTCAGTCAGCATCTTTAATGCCCCGGCGTACACCGGAACCGAGAACTCAGGGTGCGCCTTGTGTAGCATGGAACACGTAACTGGCACCTCCCATACCGGGATGAGTTCTAGTAGCCAGTCAACGATCTGCGCTTTACGCAGGGACTTCGGGAACGTCATTTAGTAATCCTCTTCATAGGCTTCAATAAGTTTCTTTACGGCTCCCGTTGGGCGGGCGCGGACAACCTGTTGCAGTACATAGTCCGGGTTCATGTCGAACAGGTCGCAACACCACAGGAAGCTACCCGGGTGTTTCTCGGCGCTGGTGATCCAGCGGATCGTGTTGCGTAGGTCAGCGTCCCCCACATCCGTAGGGTCAGGTATTACAGGGCGCTTTCTGCGCTTGACCATAGCACGGATGTCGCTGGCGGCTTGGGCCATAACGGCGGCCCATAGTTTGATGTACGGCTCTGCATCAAACCCCGCTGTGACTGATCGGTTCCGTCTCATCCGAACGCCCTTTCTACTGACCGCTTGGCGATGCGCTGAATGTCATCGTCGAACAAGGCTACCAACTGCGCCAGGATACCTTTAGCATCCGCCCTCCCTTCCGCCGTCCGAGCACGCCCGGCAAGCCGCAAGAGATCGGCGACAACATCAGACCCCACCTCGTCATGCAGCACGAGTTCTTCTGCAACCGTAGGGTCGGACGTAATCATCCATAGGTACTCCACCTCGGCTTTGAGCGCCCGTTCGCGGCGCTCCTCGCGCTCTTCACGCGTCTGATAAAAGTTCATCGACATTCCAGTTCCCTCTATTGAATACCCAGTATGTATCATCATTTATCTTACGCCCTATTCGCTCGTCTCGGAAGCCGTCCGGTGCCACTATAAGCACCGCCAGTTTCTCTTTGATCGGGCTAGGGATATCGTCGAACGAATATGTATCCGTCGTGTATCGCCGTATCAGGCCCCATGAATCTCCCTCTCGGTACACTCGCACTAGCGCCATGTTTTCTCCTACCAGTTGAACTTGCCAAGGATGTCCTCCACTTGAGATTTAACGTCTGAACGGATCGCATCATTCTTGCGCAGCTCCTCCGGCGATACACCAAGGAGCGTGCGCTCTACTGCCTTACGCGCAGACTCAAGCTCCGTGTCGTTAGTGACATTTGTCTCCCGCAATAGGTCACATACTTCAAGCGCGTTCTCTACCAGTGTATCACGGAACACTTTGTTTTTACCATCACCATCTGCACCGAGCCTGTCGGCCATCTTATCCAGGACCGACTTGAGGCGCGCCCAATGCTCACGGTTCACGGCATCTACGCGGCGGGCGTACTCGGCTTCGTACTGTTCCCGAAGTTCGCGCGCAATGTCGTCCGCAATATCTACACGGAAGTCCCCCACTTCAGGCACCGGGGTGAACGCGTAACGGATGCCGAACTTACCCGCTACTTCATGGTCGGAAGGGAACTCGCTACGATCGAACATCGCCCCCAGCTTGAAGGCTTGCGCGCTAATCAATGTCGGGTACATCGTCACGAAGTCAGCTACCATGCGGTCGAACTCGATTTTCTTATCATCCAGCTTACGCTTGAAATCAAGGAACTGCGCCGTACTAATAAGACGCGCCCCGCTATCAGACCACGGTACCGTGGAGGACGCAAGCCAGTTACGAATCTCCGCCGCCAGCTTGTTGATACTGGTCAAGCGGGGGTCGTCGGCCAATAGGTTCTTCTGCACTTGAGCCGCCCGCTTGGATGCGGCCTTGGCGTTGGTCAGCTCCTCCGATTCCTTCTTGGCGATCTTCTTGGCAGACCAACACGATATCGTAACCTCAACCAACATGGCCGAGGATGCAAGTGACACAGTCATTATGCTTCTCCTTCTTCAGTTAAAAAGTCCATCTCAGTAGCCTCGCAGTATTCAACGAACGATTCCTCGCTGGTCAGATGGTCATACTCCTGCATCAGCGCGTCGTAGATACCGCTCGCATAGTCTTTCGCCGCGTCCAGCATGGCGTCTTCCATCTCCCATAGGCTTATGCCCTCCAGCAAGGTGCCGATCGTAGCCCCCATGAGCACGCCAGAGTCCACGATATAGTCGTCGTCCCACATATCGGCGAAGCCGCTTGAGCGCATCTGCATACGGCCCGATGTGTAAATCTCCATCCGGCGGCCTACGCACCCGATACGCACTAGCTCATAGAGCAAGAACCAATCCGGCTTTTCCTGTAGGTTGTTGCCCTCAATGAACTTCGGTATATCGACAAGCCCGCTCCACGCCGCGCCATCCCCTTGTGAATAGAACCCGGAGAACTCGATGTCATCTACACGGAATCCTAACGGCAGCGCGTCCGTTTTCGATTCCTCATATACGGTGTCCCACCAGCAATGCGACGGCTCATGGGCAAGCCACTTGTAATACTCGGCGTCGAACTGGCGCGGGTGTTTCAGTTTAAGCTCATGGATATTCATAGCATCCCCTTCCATACCGCAGGTGATATTGCATTGGCCGCCTTAGCTTCCGTGTCAGCCTCGAAACTTTGACGCACTGCGTCACGCCATGCAGTCGCTTCCTCACGGGTCAGCATCGTGGCGTCGAACATCGGTATGCGCCCCGACGATACTTCTACGGGCGGCACATCGAACATTTCTATGTAGGCGAACTTCTCACGCTCCGTGTACCCGGATTCGGTGTATAGCTGCGCCTTGGTCAGCAAGGTCTGCAACTTATGCGCTTCGGCCAGCGGTAGCAGGATGGACAAGTTCCATGTCATCCGGATAACCGCCATCGGTTCGGACTTCATCTCACGCCTCCATGCGAACGGTTACGCCATACGGCGCGGTAATGTTACTGGTGATAGCGAACAGCGTCGGGCACTCAAGCGGCGCACCCCAATCGCTAACATACCCATCGGTCAGCGCGATGACGCACTCCGGCATAAGGTTATTGCCGTGAATGTATTTGCCTACACACCTGAAGCTGGTGCCGCCCCTGCCTACGGGAATAAGGGCAGAGGCAAGCCCGGTGTAGTCACCCTCGAACTCTTGCACCCCGCATACCGTGGCATCCCACCATAGTAAGGTCAGCTTGCTAGGCGCCATCGTGTCACAGATGGACACAAGCTCAGATGCGAACTCAGATAGCTCACGCTCCCGGATAGACCCCGAAGTGTCGATCGCCACGATGAGCTCACCCATAGATTCGGAATACATACTTGGCATATACACGCCTTGATGCAAGTGCCTACGGTTAGGGCGCCGCCATGTAGAAGCGTCTCGCCCGTTGGTGACGCTCGTCACGAAGTCGCGCAGTGCCTCACGCCAATTAACCTTGGGTTCTAGCACCTCAAGCACACCACGGGGCAAGTTACCGTTGAGCTTGCCCGCTAATATCGCACCTTGCCGGGTTGCAACTTCGATCATCTTGTCACGCTCCCGTTGTTCTTCAGGCGTAACCTCTTGCCCCCATCCGTGCGCATCCATAGGCTCGGGGTTGTCACTCGCACCCTTACCCTTACCGCGTTTTCCCAGTGCCTCGAATACTTCTTTAGTGGACATATTCCGGTACTGCGCATCAAGAAGCGCGGAGTCGATCACGCTCGCAACCGTCTCGTTGGGGTCAAGGTCAGCGATCATAAGGTTGACCACATAATCCGCCGCCATGTTAGCCCGCGTAGCATCGGTCTTGAACAGCGATGTCCACACCGTGAGCTGGCGCATCAGCTTGTGGAAGTTCTCGTGCAGTACAAGGAACGCCAGCTCGTTATCCGTAAGCTTACTAATAAACTTATCACCGTAAACCACATTCCAGCCGTCGGTGTAGGCCGTAGGGCAGTCGCTGATCGTGACATTGCCGCACGCCACGATACCGGACATGAATGCGAATTTCTCACTCCGCATGAGTCGGACATGGGTGCGTTGGATGCGTTGTAATGGAGTCATGGTCTTTCCTTTCAGGGGTTTGAAGAAAACATCGTTGCGAATTGGCCAGCTACAGTTAGTGGGTTATCGTCCACCAGCAAGACAACTAGGCTTGGGTGTTCGATGTTCTTGCTGTAGCCGGTTCCGTAGCCGTAGCCGTAGCCGTGGCCGTGGCCGTCGCCGTTGCCGTGGCCGGTTCCGTGGCCGTCGCCGAAGCCCCTGCCGTAGCCGTAGCCGTCGCCGTTGCCGTCGCCGTTGCCGTCGCCGTAGCCGTTGCCGTTGCCGTGGCCGTCGCCGTAGTCGTCGCCGTAGTCGTCGCCGTCGCCGTAGCCGTTGCCGTAGCCGTAGCCGAAGCCATCTAGTCTACGCATGGTTAGTTGCTCGATGAAAACATCGTTGCGAATTGGCCAGCTACAGTTAGCGGGTTATCGTCCACCAGCAAGACAACTAGGCTTGGG